AGTTCATGGTCTGGCTCAACAAGACCCACAAGATCCCGCTGATCCGGATGACCTCCTCCAAGCCCGGCGTCAAGGGCTTCGGCTGGCACCGCCTCGGCATCGACGGCAACTTCCCCACCCCGCCCGGAACCCTCCTCGGAGGCCGGGTCCCCGGCGGCGAGCACTGGTCCGCCTCGTTCGGCAAGGAGTGCCCCACCGACCGGCGCATCCACCAGTTCGTCGACATGACCCTGCCGATGGCCGTCGACCTCGCACACCCGAAGCCGCCGCCTCCGCTGTGGACCCCGCAGCGCCGGGTCACCTTCCTTCGCAACGAGGCCGTACGGGAGCGGAAGGACGGACACCCCCGCATCGCAGACCAGCTCGTCCGGTGGGCCGACCAGATCGAGGCACGCAACCCGAAGCCCTGACCTCCACGCGGCGAGCCCTGCCGTGGTCTAGCCTGTGCCCAGACCGACAACCAGGAGTGAGCCGTGGGCACGTTCGTCTTCAACATCGCCAAGGGCCGGGTCGCCGAGCTCTACAACAGGGTCGACACCAACGACCCCGCGAACTCCGCGCTGATCATCGTCCCCGTCGACCGTGGTGCCACCACCGACGCCACCCTGATCGACACCGCCACGCTCACCGCAGCCCTCGCCGCAGGGCTCACCGAGCGCACCACCGGCGGCTGGAACCGGAAGACCCTCGACGACACCGCCCTGTCGGCGATGACCGTCGACAACACCAACGACCGGATGCCGCTGGACCTGGCCGACCAGACCTGGACGGCGGTCTCGACCGGCACCGTCACCGACCTGCTGATCTGCTACGACAACGACACCACCGGCGGCACCGACGCGAACATCATCCCGCTGACCTGCCACACCTTCGCCATCACCCCCGACGGCTCCGACGTCGTCGCCACCATCACCGACTTCTACCGCGCCTCCTGACCCGGAGGTGAGCCGTGGCTGACAACACACAGGTCCCAGGCGGCTCCGGCGACACCGTCCGGGACAAGGACCGGGCCGGGGTCAAGACCCAGATCGTCGGCATCGACGTGGCGATCGGCACCGGCACCGAGGCTCTGATGAGCCCCACCAACCCGATGCCCACCAAGGTGGCCGGGCTGACCCTGACCACCGGCACCATCACCACCTCCACCTCCACGGTCACCGCCACCACCGACCTCGGCAACGCCGGGTCCTGCACGGTCGTGATCGGTGGCACCTACGCGGGCGTCAACGTCACCTTCGAGGGCTCAGTCGACGGCACCACCTGGGTCGGCGTCCTCGGCCAGCGCACCGACGCCTTCGTCACCGAGACCACCTCCGGGGTGCTTCCGTCCAACCAGATCCGGGCCTGGGACTTCCCGCTCCCCGGCTTCTCGCAGTTCCGGGTCCGGGCCACCGCCTACACCTCCGGCACCGCAGGCGTGGCGATCGCACCTGCCGTCAACGCCTTCGAGGTGGCGCCCAACGTGGGCATCGCCGGGGTCGGCACCGCCACCGAGACCGGGGTCACCGCCTCCGCGTCGAACACCACCCTGCTGTCGGCGAACGCGGCCCGGCGCGGCTGCATCATCGCCAACGACGCCTCCTCGGCGAACCTGTTCGTACGCCTCTCGGCCAGCGCAGCGGCCATCTCGTCCGGCAACTACTCACAGATGATCCCCGCCGGTGGAGCCTGGGAGGTGCCGTTCAACTACACCGGGCAGATCCAGGGGATCTGGAGCGCAGCGGTCGGGTTCGCCAACGTCACGGAGCTGGTCTGATGCCGCTCACCCTGCCGCCCACCGGCGTCCCCGAGCTGCCGGTCCTCTCCTCGGCGGACTGTTACGAGCTCATCCAGGCGATGGCCTACCAGTCCAACGGCACCGCCGCCAGCGCCCTGTGGCCGGGCTCCGGGTACGCCGTGTTCGTGCCGGTCCGGATCACCCAGCGCCGCACCTACCAGCGGGCCTGGTGGTGCAACGGCTCGGCGGTGGCGGGCAACGCCGACCTCGGGGTCTACACCATCTCCGGGACCACCGGCACCCGGCTCCAGTCGATCGGCGCCACCGCGCAGGCCGGCACCTCCGCCTTGCAGCAGGTCACCATCAACTGGACGTTCGACCCCGGCCTGTACTACCTGGCGTTCAGCCACTCCGAGGCCACCACCGGGCAGTACTGGCGCGCACAGCCGAACGCCACCGCAGGCCGGATCAGCGGCATCTACAACGTCGCCTCCGGGCAGAGCCCGCTGGCCGCGTCGCCGACCGTGGCGATCTACAACCAGACCTACATCCCCCTGTTCGGGCTGTCCGAGTCGGCGGTGATCTGACATGCCGCTCGCCGTCCCGGCAGCCGACTCCCAGCGTGGTCCGTCCTGGACCACGCAGTCCATGATCGGAGGCAAGAACCGGCAGTTCGGCCTGGGTGGGGTCGTCCCCTCCTCGCAGGCGTGGCCGACCGTCAACACCGCGATCCTGGTCCCGTTCACCGTGGCCTTCCCGGTCACGTTCGCCGAGATCTTCTTCCAGGCGGGCACCACGCCCGGCACCACCGCCTACGACCTGGGTGTCTACAACGATAGCTTCAAGCTGCTCGCGTCCCTGGGCGCTACCAACGCGGTCAGCACCACCGACGCTGTCCTGCCGGTGGGTGGAGGTGCGCTTGCCTCGCCGCTGACCCTGGTGCGTGGCCGCTACTACATCGCCATGTCGTCGGCTGCCACCACGCTGACCGTGCGCGGGCTCGCCACCACCAACGGCGTGACACGCGGCTTCGGCTGCGTCAGCATGGCGTCGGCCCACCCGCTGCCCGCGACCGTCACACCGGCAGCAGCGGTGGCCCTGCTCCCCACCATCGGGCTGACCACGATCAACAACCTCTTGTAGGAGGCGCAGATGAGCCTCCTGCTGCTGTTCCAGGGGACCACAGGCCAGGTCGTCGCCGTCCCGGTAGCCACCGAGTCTGATGCCACCGTCGCGTTCGCCAAGACCGAGCGCAAGGCGCTGCCGATCGTCGTCGAGAACGACACCGCCGTCTTCGTCGGCGACCGGAAGCTGGTCCCGATCGCCGACGAGGCCGACGCGGCGCAGACCCTGGACCGACGACACCAGCGCACCCCGGCCATCTCCACTGAGGCCGATGCCGCACAGACGATCGCCCGCACCAAGCGCAAGACGCTGCCGGTGGCCACCGAGACCGACGCCGGACAGACCCTCGTCCGCGTCCACCGTCGCCTCCTGGGGGTCGCGCCCGAGACCGACACCGCTCAGACCATCACCAGGGCCACCCCAGCGCTGTCCATCGCCACCGAGACCGACGCCGCACAGGTCATCGCCCGCCGCAAGGTGAAGGTGCTGCCGGTCGCGTCGGAGACCGAGACGGCGCAGGCCCTGGCGAAGGTGGAGCGGAAGGCTCTGCCGCTGACGGCGGAGACGGACGCTGCGCAAGGACTGGCCCGCACCCACCGCCGTGCTATCTCGGGGGGCAACGAGGCAGATACGGGCCAGCCGGTCGGGAAGCGCAAGACCAAGATAGTTCCCATCACGGCGGAGGTTGAAACCGCCCGGGCGATCGTCCGCGCTGGAGCCTTCAACGTCGCCTCCGAGACCGACACCGCCGTGGTGGTGGTACGCCGCAAGGTCAGGGCACTCCCGGTGGCGGTCGAGACCGAGGCAGCCCAGCCGGTGGGACGCCGGAAGGTCCGTGCACTGCCGGTCGCCGCCACCAGCGAGGTGGCCCAGGCGCTGGCTCGCGCCCACCGCCGGCTGCTGCTCACCACCACCGAGACCGACACCGCACGAGCGTTCGCCAGGACCCACTCCGACGCCCTGGACACGGCCCTGGAGCACGACCTTGCACTCGAGCTGACCCCGCCGCTGGTGGTCACCGACCCGCGTGCCGCCCTGATTCGGAACCCACACCGAGGGATGATGCAGGCGAACCCGCACCAGGTCATCCTGGGACGGAACCTCCACCGAGGAGAGACTGTGGACTCCTACACAGCAGGCGACCTGGACCCGCCGTGGACCTGCGTGCTGCACGACGGCAACGTCCCGTTCGACCCGGTCGGCATCCCGACCAGGGTGAAGATGTGGCGTGACGGCGTCCTGCTGTTCGACCGTCCCGCCACCACCCTCGACCACGACGGGACCGTCACCCTGCAACTGGTGGCCGGGGATACTGACGAGCCGGGGCCGCTGATGAGCAAGGTGGTCTGCACCAAGCCCGGCTCCAAGCCCGCCACCTTCCCGCCGAATGGCTTCATGGTCACCCGCATCCATCCGGCGGCGCCATGAGCGACGACGACGACCTGATCCAGCTCGTCTCGGTTCCCCTCGGGGACGGGTCGGCCACCATGGAGTGCTCCAAGTGCGGAGTGCTCGACCTGGTGGACTGTGAACACGCAGCGCGTCTGCTGCAAGAGCACCTCGCAACACACCTGACAGGAGTACCGGCATGAGTGCAGGAACCAGCGACGCTCTCCGTCGCGCCATCCGAACCTTCGTGTTCGCCACCCTCGGCCTGGCGATCCCAGGTCTCCTGGGCTGGCTGAACGACCTCACCCGGTGGGCTCGTGACAACGGCTCCACCCCGTTCCCCGACGCCCACGGGCTGCTGTTCCTGTTGGTGTCGGCGATCGCAGCCGGGTTCATCGCCCTGCTGAACTTCGTGTGGGCCATGGTCGAGAACGCCGCACCCAAGGCAGCGTTCCTCCGCAACCCGCCGCCGAACCAGCCTGTCCCCGGCGAGCAGGGTGTGGGCGTTCTCTACGTGCTGCTGGTGGTGGCAGCCGCCTGCCTGGTGCTGATCCTGCTGGCACGGGTGCTGTGACCACACCGTTCCCGCTGGGTCGCCACCCCGACGCGGCCGAGCACCACGACCCCAGGTCCCGGAACTTCGCGGCCAGGGCCGACCTGCCGGTGAAGACCAAGTACTGGCGGCGGTACGGCGACGTGCTCGACCAGGGCAACCTGGGGTCCTGCACCGGCAACGCCGCCGCCGGGTGCCTCAACCACGTCCCGTTCCACGCCACCGGTGCGCCGATGCTCACCGAGACCGACGCCGTCCGGATCTACTCCACCGCCACCACCATCGACCCGTTCACCGGGCGCTACCCGCCCACCGACACCGGGTCCGATGGGCTCTCGGTGGCGAAGGTCGTCCAGCGGGAGGGACGGATCACCGCCTACCAGCACGCCTTCGGCCTCGACCACGTCCTGTCCACGCTGATGCTCGGCCCGCTGATCGTCGGCGTCCCCTGGATGAACGACATGTTCTACCCCGAGCCGAACGGGATCGTGCGGCCCACCGGCGGGGAGGCCGGGGGCCACGAGATCTGCCTGGACGGGGTGAACATCACCCACAAGTGGCTGCGGTTCACCAACTCCTGGAGTGAAGCCTGGGGGATCGGCGGCAGGTTCTACATGTACTGGGCCGACTTCGGCACGCTGCTCGCCCAGGGCGGCGACGCGGTGCTGTTCGTGCGATGACCTCGATCGTCGCCTACCACCGGGAGCACACCTGCGAGTGCGTCTCGTACCACTCGCCCAGGGCGTACGTCCCCAACCATCACCACGTCCTCCCGGTGTCCTGGGGTGGGCCGACCGTCGAGGCCAACCTGGTGTGGCTGTGCCCGAACTCCCACACCGCCGTCCATGACCTGCTCAACGCCTACGTCCACGCCGGTGGTGAGCCGGACTCCGAGGTGCTCGCCCACTTCAACGCACACGTCCGGGACCT